TGGATTCCAAAGGCAACATTATCGGCTCATGTGGCGGCAGAAAGGAGGCTGAGGGTAAACCTAGATGCTTGCCTAAGAAGAAAGCTCAAGGCATGTCAAAAGCAGCTAGAGCTAAAATTGTACAAAGAAAAAGAAGAGAAGACCCAAATCCAAACAGAAAAGGCAAACCAATAAATGTATCAACTAAGTTGAGAGCAGGCGGTATGGCAAGACAAAACAAAATAAAAATGAAAAAGGGTGGCTTTATCGCAAAAGGGTGTGGTAAAGTTATGAGTAACAGACGTAAAGTTACATCTGTAAGTTAGGAGTAATTATGCAAAGAATACCAAGAGCAAAAGTAGGCCCAAAGGCTAAAAAACGTTTACCATCAGGGTTAAAAAAACCTAGTGCAGGTAGAGTTGGAGTTCGTGGCAGAATGCTATCCAAAGGCGGTAAAGTCAGAAAGATGTCCAAAGGAGGCTCAATGAGGAAGATGTCAAAAGGCGGTTCAATGAGAAAAATGTCTAAGGGCGGCTCAATGAGGAAGATGTCTAAAGGTGGACGTATGCGAATGATGTCAAAAGGTGGCAGAATGCGTAAAATGTCGAAGGGTGGTATGTTAGCAGGAAACGCAAATAGAAGGCGTCAAAGAGCCCGAAGAAGATAATAAGTGCCACATCTAATAAGTAATATCCCACATTTCAAATGTTGGGTAAGAAGAGAATTTACCCATAATCATGAAAAATACCACGATGAGTATATACATGCTCTCGCTATAGCCGTCACCACAATCCCAGACAGATCGCTTAGTTTTCAAGTAGTTTTTACTGGTGAGGAATCTAATTGTGAAGATTTTGATGAGCCAAACATACATGGCGGAGCTATGTGGGCTCGTATGCCTATACAGGCTTTAGTGGCCGATATACCTACTGAAGATTTTCCTGTGCCTATGGAAGATCATCTAGCGCAACCTTGGGACTGCGAATCACGAGAACATTCTATTATCGTAATGGATAGAGTAAGCTCATCACCCTGGATCGCAAAAATAGATGGAGATTTTTACCAAGCAAAATATATGTTTACTGTTGATTACACAAATAGCGATATTGCAGATGACCCTGCACAACACAAACAAAGTCATGTATTATATATAACAGAGGATTGTGAATGGAAAGGTAACTTTGTTGCTTTACCTAACAATAGAGTAAGGGCAACAAGTCCTGCGCTATGGGTGACAGGTGAAGGTGCACCAGACTTTAGGCCTTCGCAGTATAGACACTCAGCAGAGGGACACGAAAGCTACCTAGATCCAGCAATCACGTTTAATAATTTATATGAAGATTAATGGCGGTATCAGGTAGCACAGACTTTACACCAGACATAACAGAGTTTATCGAAGAAGCTTATGAGCGTTGTGGTATAGAGTTGAGAACAGGCTACGATCTGAAGTCTGCTATTCGATCAGCAAATATAATGTTAGCTGAGTGGGCCAACAGGGGTCTGAATCAGTGGACTATATCTACAGGAACACAAACAACCACAGAGGGCACAGAAAGTTATCAATTAGGTACAGATGTGATAGACGTCTTAGATGTGGTGGTGCGAAGAACAGAGGGCTCCACTACTACTGATACAAGACTCGAGCGCATATCAAGATCGGAGTATTTTAATATTCCAAACAAGTCTACTAAGGCAAGGCCATCTCAGTTTTTTTTGGACAAGCAAAACAACCCAACTTTGTTTGTATACCCGGCGCCAGAAAACTCAACTGACATAATACGGTTTAACAAACTTACAAGGCTTGATGATGCCGATAACGCTAGAAATACTATGGATATACCGTTTAGATTTTTTCCCTGCTTTTCGGCAGGCTTGGCATACTACATAAGTATAAAAAAAGCCCCACAAAGAACTGCAGAATTGAAAGCTATCTATGAGGAGGAGTTTAGACGTGCTGCAGATCAAGACGAAGACAGAGCATCTTTTAAGATAAGACCGTTTTCTAGAGGGGTTGTCTGATGGCTTTTGCTGTCGGTAAACATGCACTAGCCCATTGTGATAGATGTGGGTTTCGCTATAAATTATTAGAACTTAGAAAAGAGTGGAATGGGCTAAAAACGTGTCCAGAGTGTTATGATCCAAAACACCCACAATTAGAGCCACCTACCTATGTGGCAGATGCAGAAGCTCTGTACGATCCACGACCAGATAAAGATAAAGAGAATAATAATTTTGCAAGAGTTTTTACAAATACAGATACGATAGGCTCTAACTTTGATCCGTTAAGCGCTACATCAGCTCTAGGAAATGTTACTATAACTACATCATGACTTTAGCAGAACTGAAAACTCTAATACAAAATTATGTGGAGTCAACTGAAACAACATTTGTTAACACCTTAGATGATATTATTAAAAATGCAGAAGAACGAATATTTCAGGAAGTACAATTCGATTTTTTTCGTAAGAATGTTTCTGGCTCTGTAACAGCAGGTTCAAGATTTTTGACTGCTCCCTCAGATTACATTTTGTCGTTTAGCCTTGCCGTTATAGACGGTAATAGCGACTATCATTATCTAGATTTAAAACACCCGTCCTTTATGCAAGAATTCAACGAAGACCCAGCAGATACAACGCTACGTGGTTTGCCTAGATTTTATGCCCAATATGATAAAGAATTATCATCTGGAGCAGATAACGGCTCAACCTTTATAATAGCTCCTGTACCTGATCAAAGCTATAGCGTAGAGCTTCATTACCTATATCAGCCAAATTCTTTGGTAAGTGATACTACTGGTACTTGGTTGTCAACAAACGCACGTAATGCGCTACTGTATGCTTCTATCGTAGAAGCTTATATCTTTCTCAAAGGTGAACCTGATCTTTTACAAGCATACGAAACAAGGTATAATCAAGAAATTCAAAGGCTTAAAAATAGAGCAGAGGCAAGGGGGCGTCAAGACGAATACCGTTATGACGCACTGCGCAAGCCTGTAACTTGAGGAGTAATATGAAGCCAATCAAGAAGCTTTTTAATAAGTCTATAGCTATTGTCGGTCTTGGTAATAGCTGGTACGAGTACAATATTGCAAAAACTCATGGTGTAGTTTTTGATGAAGTATGGGCAATCAACGCAGTAGGTTGTGTAATTTTTCACGATAGGCTATTTATGATGGATCCAGCCAGTCGATTCCTAGATTCTGATGATGCTGGCGGTCAGACTAATGCTATGCGTGAGATGTTAGTTAAACATCAAGGGCCGATATACACGTGTGAAAAAGATGACAGATGTCCTGGTCTTGTAGAATACCCTGTAAATAACGTAGTAGAAGATACAAAAAGTTGGTATCTCAACAATACCGTAGCTTACGCTGTGGCTTTTGCGTATTGGAACAAAGTAAAAAAAGTATCAATATTTGGTATAGATTTTACCTATACATCAAATCCTGGTTATGCAGAGGCAGGACGTGGGTGCGTCGAGTTTTGGTTGGCTAAATGTTTAGATGCTGGAATAATAGTCGATATAGCACAAAGCTCTAGTCTTTTAGATGCCAATATACCGTCGCAAGATAAACTATATGGGTATCACAGGTTAGATGACCCACGAGTAATTGGTATTGATAGTCATGGCAACCCACATGTCAAGAAAGTAAGTCAGATACAGATACCAGAAAAAAAGAAAGAAACAGGCTATCTTGACCGATATGACTCGCACAAAAAGGGCCCACCTGAGCCTAAGGTTTATTGATGAATCAGAATGGTGAGCCTAAGCTTGGCCAAATTAGAGTAGCCACTTCACAAAATGGAGGGCATTCAGCTGAGTTTTGGGCAGAGGAACTAACTAACAAGATAGTTAGCTATAGCAAAGATAGAGAGCCCCATATAGCAGAACAGGCAAGAATGTTCAGAGATGCAATCTATCAAGTATGTTTGATTTATATTAAGAATGCTTTAAAATCATATAAAGGTACGGTCATACAAGAATTGATCAAAGGTGGCGAAACCGATTTAGCAAACATAATTAGGAGATTATAGATGGCAATATCATCAGCATTAACAACAAGTTTTAAAAAAGAACTTTTACAAGGAGTTCATAATTTTGCGTCTGGTGGCAACTCATTCAAGCTTGCTTTGTATGCGGGTGCTACTGCCTCTCTAGGTGCAACAACTACAGCTTTTGCTACTAGTTTGCCTGGGCAGATTACAGGCACAAACTATACTGCAGGTGGAGCAGCTCTAACGCCTGGTGCAGCCGCACCATCTTCTACAGGGACAACCGCTTTTGTAGATTTTGCAAATTTAACTTTTTCAACAGCAACAATTACGGCAAGTGGATGTTTAATTTATAACGACACACAATCTGATAAGTCAGTAGCAACCATAAGCTTCGGAGGCTCAAAAACTTCGACAGCAGGCGATTTCACAATAGTTTTTCCAACCGCAGGAGCAAACGCAATAATTACCATAGCATAGGGGTAAAGACCCTATGGCTATAGATACAGGTTGGGGCAGAGACAGCTGGGGATCAGGCCCTTGGAACCAGCCTGCAGATATAGAAGTATCTGTTTCAGGGTTGTCCGCTACTTCAGCACTTGGCACTACAGCCCAATCAGCCGCAGCCAACACGCCAGTAACAGAACAAGGCGCTACTAGCGGGCTAGGCACGCTTGCTTTCATAGGCAAAGCTAACGTCGCAGTAACAGAAAGAGGCGCAACAGCGGCCCTTGGCTCTATAGTTGTTCATGAAAATGAAATAGTAAATGTATCTGGGTTAAGCAGCACCAGCGGTCTAGGATCTGTTTCTACGATAGCTAAAGCAAATGTCTCAGTTTCAGGACAACAAGCTACGGGGGGCGTAGCATCTCTTTTAATTTGGTCTTTGGTTGATACAAGCCAAACTCCAAACTATAATGAAGTAACAACTACACAAACTCCTAATTGGACAAGTTTGTAAAAGGATAGAAAATGGCAACATTCGTAAACAATTTAAGATTAAAAGAAATAGCAACAGGGGACGAGTCAGGTACTTGGGGAAATTCCACCAATACTAACTTACAGCTTATTGGCGAGGCTTTGGGCGTAGGCACTGAAGCTATCACAACAAATGCGGACACACACACGACAACCGTTGCAGACGGTAGTTCAGACTCTGGCCGTTCACTTTACATAAAATACACAGGTGCTTTAGATTCTGATTGCACAATAACTATTGGGCCTAATACAATGAAAAGGGTTCACATAATAGAAAACGCTACAACTGATTCTGGGAGTAGCGGCCCCTACAATATTATTATTTCACAAGGTTCTGGTTCAAATGTCACTATAGCGAATGGCAAAGTAGCCGTTGTACAGTTAGATGGTGCTGGTTCTGGTGCCGCAGTTTTAGATGTTTTTACTGATTTACAAGTGACAGATACGTTATCTGTAAACGGCACTACAATTACGTTAGGAGATGGTACTGCCGAAGATACAAAATTAGTGTTTGATGGCAACGCACAAGATTTTTACGTAGGCTTGGACGATAGTGCAGATGATCTGGTTATAGGTAAAGGTTCTGCAGTAGGAACTAATCCTGCAATAGAGATTGATGAAAATATGGACGTAAAATTTGCACAATCCATAGGTGTAGGACAAGCAGCTTCTTCAACCACAGGGGATATTGTTGCACAAACTATGTCTTTACTTGGCACAACCCCTACCCTGACATTAGGGGACGGCGGCGAAGAAGATGTAAAAATACAATTCGACGGCGTTAAAGATTTCTATATAGCAAACGACGATTCAGCAGATAAACTTGTTATAGGAGAGGGCTCTACAGTAGGTACTAACAGCATACTAACAATAACTGATGATACCGTTACTTTAGGAGATGGTGCCGCAGCAGACACAGCTTTAATTTATGACGGTAATGCTAAAGATTTTTATTTAGGGCTTGATGATTCGGAGGACAAATTCGTTGTTGGAGTTGGTTCTACCGTAGGCACAAACAATATTTTAACACTAGATGATGATTCGGTAACAATAGGAGATGGAGCCGCTGTTGACACTAAGATAGTATTTGATGGTAATGCACAAGACTTCTATGTTGGGTTAGATGACTCAGCTGACGATTTATTGATAGGAAATGGTAGCACTGTAGGCTCAAACGTAGCTATAGGTATTAATGCTAGCCAAGTAGTGCAATTTAACGGCGCATACACTTTTCCAACTTCAGATGGTAGTGCTAATCAGGTATTACAAACAAACGGTAGTGGTGCTTTGTCTTTTGCCGCAGTAAGCGGTGGAGTAGCAGGTATTAGTTCTAGTGCTGATGCTACAGCTCTAACTATCGATTCTAGTGAACGATTATTTGTCAATAACCAACTAACTGTAGGGGATAGTTCAGTTTTATCTCTAGGTATTATCGGAGTTAAGTTTAATGGTACAACTAACAATGGTTTGGTCTGTGAAACGACTAGAGATGCGACTGGTTCAACATATATTAGATTTAATGATAGTGATAGTGCCGCTATAGGTAGTATTTCTCAAGACGGGGCATCTACTGTTACTTATTCTACATCTTCTGACTACAGACTAAAAGAAAATGTTAATTATAGTTTTGATGCAACTACAAGACTTAATCAACTGAAACCTTGTAGATTCAATTTCATAGCTGATGGCCCTTCACGAGTAGTAGACGGTTTCTTAGCACATGAGGTATCAGGTATTGTGCCTGAGGCTATATTAGGCGAGAAGGATGCAGTAAATGATGACGGTAGTATAAAACCGCAAGGTATAGATCAATCAAAGCTTGTGCCTTTGCTTGTCAAAGCAGTACAAGAATTGGCTGCAAGAGTAACTACATTAGAGGGTTAATATGGATGAAAAATCTTTAGTTTCTGGCATGCTTAATATAATAGACATGTCGTGCAAAAGGGGCTGTTGGGACGGATCAGAGATAGGTTTTGTTTCAAAAGTAAGAGAAAACTTATTGCAAAAAATGCAAGAAGATAACAAGAACTTATCTGTAAGTTCAGAAAATAAAAAGGATAAATAATGGAATATTTAGTAGGAATAATTGTTTTATGTGTGATCGTAGGTGGTTTAGTTTATAGATATAAGCCGTCCTACGTAGAATGGGTAAAATCAAAACTTAAAAAATAATGGTAAATTTAACTAGAGCACAAACTAGAAAGCTTATAAATGGATTAAAGAAAGCTTCCAAAACACACGCTGCCCAAGCAAAAGTCTTAGAGCGTTCTTTAAAAAAGAAGAGTAAAAAGTAATGGCAAGAAAAACAGCAGCAGACGTGCATCTAGAACTAGCTGTACATCAAAAAGAAATGTCTGAGCGTTGGAAAACGGCTTTTAACAAATTTAATGAAATAGACTTAAATATAAAAGACCTAGACCAAAAGATAAGCAGGGGCCAAGGTACAATAATCATCTTGCTTGTTGGTTTGCTAGTTAGCGTTGTAACACTAGTTATGGAGGGTAAGATATTATAATGGACCATATATCAAACAATATAGAAGGCAAAGCAAGACACATGTTAAAAAAACATGAGGGTTTTGTTTCACATGTTTACGAGGATTCTACACCAGAAAAATACCTTACTATAGGCTACGGCAGATTAGTAGACAAAAGACTTGGAGGCGGTATTGATCAAGATGAGGCAGACTATCTGTTATTAAATGACATAAAAAATTGCATCAAGATATTATCGCATCAAGTGCCTTGTTATAACGACTTGTCAGACAACAGAAAAATAGTTTTAATAAATATGTACTTTAACTTAGGCAACCGTCTTTTTAATTTTGTTAATATGCTAAAAGCGTTAGAAGACGGCAACTACGATAAAGTGGCTGACGAGATGCTAGACAGCAAATGGGCTAAACAAGTAAAAGGCAGGTCTATAGAGCTAGCTGAAATGATGCGTGAGGATAAATATTTAGTGTGAAATGGCAATACAAAAAT